AGCCTAGCTGCGCAGGATGAGCAAGATACGTTCGCTGGTACTGCGGTGGCGAATGTCACAGGCTCGCTATCCACATCAGAAACAGGTAACGACACATTTGCTGCGCAGGGCATTGTTGTCGACACCGAAGCAAAGGCCGAGCGTCGCCCACGCAGATTGTCCGTACGCGGAATGGTAGACGCGAAGGTGTTCTGCAGAGGTGGGCGCTCACTAACTTCTACGCATTCGCCGACACTGGTTGTCATCAACCCCGAGTTTGTGGAGCACGTGCAACATGGCTGGGCCATGGCAGTGAGCACCACGACGGTAGCACGCGCAGGTGTCGTCACAGCCGCTTGCGGAGGTGGTAGCTCGATGATCGGTGGGCGTTCTGTGACGAACGTAGCGTTCGTGGAGTCTGCTGGCGAAGCAGTAATTCCTGTACTTGGTCGCAGCGCATACGCAGAAGCAGTCACAGAAGACCGCACTGCGGTGGCCTACGGTAGCACGCATATTTCTGGCTACGGCAGAGTAAAAGCTGGCTCCAAAGGTGTGGCAAAAGCCAAAGGCAGCTTTGGCATGACTGACGCACATTTCTGCTCCGCACGCGGAGAGCGCAGACTACCACCAAGCCACACTGTGGCTATTACGGCACTTGTTACACACGGAAGATTCCGCAGACGTGTTGACACACGCTTGTGATGATGTATAGTATGTACTCACATACGAATGTGTTTTAACCATGCGACTTCAACTTTCAGACGACGAGCAAGCCATGTGCAAGCAGATCGGTAAGCAATTTTCGAGTTTTCTCGACTTGCTCGACCGCCTGCGCTCCGCCGAACTGGAACAGATGGCGCAAGGAACCCCAGAGCACTTCAGCACCTATAAAGGCCGGGTGCAGGCACTGACCGAACTTCGGCAGGTCATACGGTCTTGATTCCTTAGCAGAAAGCAAGGTACAAAATGGCATTACCAACCCAACTTCAGAAGCAAATCGACGACGCAAAAGTCATCTCTGACCAGCTGTATGCTTCAAAGGCCGAAACGCCTACAGATGCTTCCGCTGAGCCAACTGATAACTCCACTGTTGAGACTCCTACAGAGACTCCAGCGGAACCGACTTCTGCACAGACGACAACCCCTGCAGTTGCAACTTCAGTCGAAACACAGGCCACCTCGACCGAGGATGAGAACGGCCCTACATATGCCCAGCGTTGGAGATCGTTGCAAGGTACATTCAATGCGCAGAAACGCCATTTGGATGAAACTGCCCAGCGACTCGCCAATATGGAGCAGTTGGTTGCGCAAATGCAGACAGCTCCGGCTGCTCCGCAGAACCGACCAAGCCGCCCTACACATGTGACAGACAAGGACGTTTCTGAATACGGTGCTGACATGGTCGAGTTCGCTCGTCGTGTTTCCCGTGAGGAAATGGCCCCACTGGCTCAGGCTGTACAGGCGCTTGTTGGACGCATTGATCAGCTGCAAGGCGTTGTACCTGTAGTCCGCCAAGTTGCGGACAATCAGGCCAAGACAGCTCACGACAAGTTCTATGAGCAGCTTGGTGGTCGCGTACCAGATTGGCAGAAGATCAACGAGGAACCTCGGTTCCACGATTGGCTGTTATCCGAAGACCCGCTCTCAGGATTGCAGCGCCAAACACTTCTGACCGACGCGCATACGAACCTCAACCTTGAGCGCGTTGTGAACTTTTTCGATCAGTGGAAGCGCGAGGCTGGCATTGCAGCCGTCCCAGCAGCTACAAACCAAAACCAAGCAGCCCAGCAAGCGAGCAACGTCTCGAAGTTGGAGCGTCAGATCGCACCGGGTCGCGCAAGCACCGGTTCGACTCCTCCAGCTGCATCAGCGAAGAAGCAATGGTCTCGTCCAGAGATCGCCCAGTTCTTTGCCGACAAGATGAATGGTCGCTACAAGGGTCGTGAGGCAGAGGCGCGTACGCTGGAAAACGACATCTTTTTGGCCCAGCGTGAAGGGCGTGTAGCCCAGAGCGCAGCTTAACCATCCCTTTTTGTTTTGGAGTAAATCATGACTTATCCAGTCGCACCCGGTTCCGCTCAGTACAGCGGCAATTTCATCCCCGAAATCTGGTCAGCCAAGCTGATCGAGAACTTCTACGACGCCACCGTCTTGGCCGCGATCGCAAACACCGACTACGAAGGTGAGATCAAGTCCATGGGCGACACCGTCAACATCCGTACCACTCCTGAACTGACTATCCGTCCGTATCAAAAGGGTATGACCCTGACTGTCGAGCGTCCCGACAAGCCAAAAATCCAGCTGTTGATCGACCAAGGCGAATACTTCGCTGCCATCGAAGACGACGTGGACAAGGTTCAGGCTGACATCAACCTGATGGACACATGGTCGAAGGACGCATCTGAAAAGATGAAAATCCGCATCGACGACAACGTCCTGACTGGCATGCTGCCTGACATCGCCGCTATCAACCGTGGCGCTACCGCTGGCCGTATCTCTGGCAACATCAACTTGGGCGCTACTGGCTCTGCTTTGGCTCTGACCAAAGACGGCGCTTCCAGCACCAAGTCTGTTACCGAGTTCATCGTTGACTTGGGTACCGTTTTGGACGAAGCCAACTGCCCTGACAGCAGCCGTTTCTTGGTGATCCCCGCTTGGATGGCTGGCTTGATCAAGAAGTCTGACCTGAAGGACGCCTCCTTGACTGGTGACGCCACTTCGATCCTGCGTAACGGTCGTCTGGGCATGATTGATCGCTTCACCTTGTACGTGTCTCACAACCTGAACAGCGTTACAGACGGCGGCAACAAGTGCTTCAACGTGATCGCTGGCAACAAGATGGGCCTGACTTTCGCTTCGCAGATGACCGAGATGGAAAGCCTGCGTGCTGAGTCCACCTTCGGCAACATCATCCGTGGCTTGCAAGTCTATGGCTACAAGGTTGTCAAGCCTGAAGCTCTGGCTCTGGGCTACGTCCGTCAAGGCTAATGAACTCCCCCGGGCTAACACCCGGGGGGTCTTAAACTCAATTTTGGAGAATTAAAATGGCTGCTAAAACTATTGCAAACCTGCGCACCGCAGGTCTGGCACCCGCTTCCACTGATCGCGCCAGCTTCCCCGGCGAAGTGATTATGGACTTTGAGCTGGATGGCTCTAAACTGGCTGTTGCCGCTACCGACACTGTGGATTTCTTTGAAATCCCCGCGTTGGCAGGCTTCATCATCCACGCCGCTGCTGTTACCGTGGTCAAACCCGGTACTGCCACTGGCACTATGGACATCCAGATCGGCGGCGCTGACGCTAAGGGTCTGACTGGCTGGGCTACTGACGCCGCTGCTGGTACACAACTGGTTAAAGTCGCTCTGGGCACCGTAGCCAGCGCTGACAACACACCAGCTTCTGTGGTGAATACCAGCTCTGCTTCGTACATCCGTGTGCAGCAAAACACTGCCGCTCTGGGTTCTGGCATCGTCCGCGTTCGCGTGTTCGGTACCTTGATCGCTGCTGCGTCTGCTCAGGCCTAATACGCCCAGTTGACGTAGAATCAGGGGGAGCTTATGCTCCCCCTATTCACATGGAGATTACAAATGGCAGACCGCATGCTTCGTCACATTCCATCAGGTATTCTCTATATCTGGCAACCAGCCTACGCGCAGCGCAAGGACTTTGAAGAGGTTGCAGAGGAAGCTACACCCGAGGTTGTTGAGGCCACCGTCGAAGAGGTGACTAAGCCTCGCGCAAGACGTGTGAAGGCGCTTGACCCTCAGCCCGTCGTTGAGACTGAGCCAGTCGTTGTTGAGGAAGAGCGCATCCAAGAAGATGCCTCTCGTAATCTGCCATGAGCTTCACCGTCGCTGAAATCGTTACAGAAGCACGCGAGATGCTTCTCGACGAAACTGCTCCATACCGATACAGCGACGATTTTATCGTTCGCAAGGTCAACCAAGTGCTGCGCCGCATGATCATTGTGCGCCCAGACTTGTTTACGACCATTGCCCCGATCGCTTGCGTAGCCGGGGTGCTGCAGTCTTGCCCTGCTGACTCCGTCCGCCTCATGGATGTTACGGTTAACAGCGCCAATAAGGCTGTCAAAGAAATCAACCAAGAAGTTTTGGACCTGATGTTTCCAACGTGGGCAGGTGATAGTAGTATCCCTGCGACGAACTGGATGCGTTATCCGCGTGACCCCAACCGTTTCTACGTCTACCCACCAGCGGTTGCTGGAGATGCGCTGACCATCGTCTACGCCAAGAGCACACCAGCATATCTGCTGGGTGACACAGTCGCGCTTCAAGATGCGTACTTCCCAGTGCTGCTGGACGGCGTATGCTGGCTCATGGAGTCGATGGACGCAGAACACGTGGAGTCGAGCCGTGCCAAGATGTTCAAGGACTCCTACGAAGGTGCGTTGGGCGCAGGCTTGACCGCTCGCAAGATCACAGACACTGAAGAGGCTGGAATGGCCAAGAATGAGGTGAAATAATGCAGAAGTTCAGCGACACCATTACAGCGTCCTCCGCAGGCGGGCTTGTGCCGCTGAGCAATGCAACGGTAACTGTCTACGCTGCTGGCACGACCACGTTGGCTACGCTGTACTCGGCCAACAACACAAGTTCCCCGCAGGTAAACCCGCTGACATCTAGCGCAACAGGGCTGGTTTCGTTCTACGCGGCTGATGGACGCTATGACATTCGCGTGGAGAAGGTTGGTTTTTCCGCCGTGACCGTTACTGACGTGTTGCTGGAAGACCCGTCGGATGAGGTGGACGACAGCGTTGATCGCGTGCACATTACGGTGACGAATAGCAATGGCGTTACCTTTACACCGGGCCAAGTCGTCAAGTTTGTTGGCGCAGCCAACGGTGTGCCCACAGCCCAACTGGCTACTGCGAATCAAGCGTTTATGCCTATCTACACCATCGGTGTAGTAGCTGAGTCCATTGCTGTCGGCAGATCGGGGCAGGTTCGCACACAGGGCAAAGTCACTGGCGTCAATACCACTGGCTCTCTTGTAAGCGAGTCATGGGCTGCAGGTGATATTTTGTACATGCACCCTACCATAGCTGGTGGGCTCACAAAGGTAGAGCCAGCTGAGCCTAATGTGTCTGTGTCTGTGGCGGTAGTTTTGACTGTGAGCGCTACAGTTGGTATGCTGCTGGTTCGCCCAATATTACACATGCGAGCTCGCTACGGAAACTTCGTGTGTGCTGCTGATCAAACTGCTCTGATAGCGGACACTGCGTATCCTGTGGTGTTTACTGAAACAGGAGTTTCTGTTGGTGTAGCGCTAGATGGCACTGACGCTTCTAAGGTTGTGTGTTCACGTGCTGGCCTGTACAACTTTCAGTTTTCTGCGCAGATCGTAAAGTCGAACTCAAGTGTTGGCTACGCGTATATCTGGCCCCGTGTTGGCGGTGTGGACATACCCGACTCGGCCACGCGTGTGTCTATCGCTGGTAGTGGTTCTGACATTGCAGCTGCATGGAACTTTGTCCTACCAGTGAATGCGGGCCAAGAGTTTCAGTTGATGTACGCGTTCAGCGCCACCTCGATTTCTCTGGAAAATCTACCCGCTACGGCCTTTTGTCCAGCGATCCCATCTGTTATCCTATCGGTAACGCAGATCAACCAGTAACGGGGTACGCAGAATGCCTATTGTCCTCAACCCTGTCGTCGATACCACCAGAACCATTGCTTTTGACGCGATGGTGGACGACATCTCTGCGTTTTTGCCCGGGTGCCCTACACCAACGATTTCTCGCACAGCCAAGAAAATCATCACTGATCTCTGCCAGCGCGGCAAGGTGTGGCAGGAAGACCTCATTCAGCAGCCACTGGTCGTGAACCAGATGAACTACGCACCCGTGTCTCCGTTCGCGTACGCTGTATGCACAGACGTGACGCAGGCGTACACCATTGTGGCTGGTGAAAAGCGCG